ATCAGGGTTGCATCGGGCTGCGGGCAGAGGTCGCCTGCGACAATTTTCATTTCGGCGCCGCGACGGCGGGATGTGAAGGGGGAGACCAGTGACAGCAGATCCGGGTTCAGGTCCGCGACAATAAGCCCGGCCGTTTTTGCGATAGCATCGGCATCGAGAGTGATCGTGATGCGCCCAGCGCTGACCGCACCACTCTTGATCAGGATGGCAGCTTCTGATGTCAGAATGGTTTTGGACAATCTGTAAACCTTGTCCGCAGCAGTGCTGGCGGTCGACGCGTCGTTACAGGCGAGAACAGCATGGCGCCTCGCATGATCTGCAAGGTGACCCGCGATGATCTTTGCGACTGTGTCCTCGAAGGTTTTTGCAGGAAGGCGCCAACCGGTCGTATCCGTGCCAGCTGAGATCAGGCGGTTCGAAACATAGTAACGTAAGCGTTTCCCTTTTCGGAGCGTATGAGACGGTGTCAGCAGATCGCCGGTCTCATCCCGGAATTTCCCCTTCAGCGGCGCGGGGCCCTCTGCGGCGGACCCTGCTGGCGAGCCTCTGCGCTTGTTGCTTGCGGCCTGAAGCCGGGACTGCACCTGGTTCCAGGTCTCCTGTTCGATGATGGCGGGATGGGTCCCAGGGAACGTCTTATCCTTGTGTCGGATCAAGCCAATGTAGACAGGGTTGGTCAGCAGCTTGTGGATTTGTCCGCGGCTGAAAACATTCCCTCCCTGCGTCCGGCCCGACCGAAATTTGTGCTGTTTCGAACGAAGCCCGGCTTTGGCGGCGGCCCGGGTGGCGGCATTCAGGCAGCCTTCGCCGAGATAGAGATTGAAAATCTGCCGCACAACATCAGCCTCGGCGTCATTTACAACCAGTTCGCGCCGAGTTGGATCGGGGTGCGGATCGTATCCGATCGGGGGCAGGCCGCCCATCCAGAGCCCTTTCTTCTTCGAGGCGGCGATCTTGTCGCGGATCCGTTCGGCGGTCACTTCGCGCTCGAACTGGGCGAAGGACAGTAGCACGTTGAGCGTCAACCGCCCCATGGAGGAGGACGTATTGAAAGCCTGTGTGACGGACACAAAGGAACAACGCGCGGCTTCCAGCCGTTCCACCAGTTTGGCGAAGTCGGCCAGAGACCGGGTCAGCCGATCGATCTTGTAGACGACCACCATGTCCACATGCCCGGCATCGATGTCGGCCAATAGACGCTGCAGGGCAGGGCGCTCCAGGGTGCCTCCGGAGATGCCGCCGTCGTCGTAGCGAGACGACAGCATCCGCCAGCCTTCATGCTTTTGGCTGGCAATATAGGCTGCGCAGGCTTCGTGCTGCGCATCAAGCGAGTTGAAGTCCTGATCCAGGCCCTCTTCAGAAGACTTGCGGGTATAGATGGCACAGCGGATGCGAGGTGCGGTCATATCTTCGCCTTTCCGGTGAGCCCGAAGAACCGTGGTCCTGACCAGTGTGCCCCGGTGATCTTGCGGGCGATCGCGGAAAGCGAGCGATGGACCTGACCCTGCCATGCATATCCATCCGACGTGACCTCCACGACATGGGTGACACCGTTCCACTCGCGCAGCAGGCGCCCGCCTGGCTGAACGGCGCCCCTCTTTGTGCGTGCAATCTGTCCTGCTGGCTTCGACAGGGCTTTTCTGACGGAGGGGGGCACACCTCCAAATTGCCGGCTTTGAATCTCTGTCGCCAGAAGTCGTCGCATCAGGGTTTTGCTGAGCCCTTTCGGCACCGGGGTTTTGATGGTTTCCGACCAGGCCGCGATCAGCGCGGCCCGGTCCATAGTCTCGAGATACGCGACCTTCATGATGCGCCCTCAACGGATCTGATGACCCGGTAGATGGTGTCGGTGCGCCCCTGTCCGGTGGTGCGTTCGATATCGTGGCCTGCCTTGCGCAACCCGCTGAGGGCTGCCCGGGCTGAGTGGCGTTGCCAGCCGGTGGCTTTGCAGATGGCGTCCAAAGTGACCCCGGAAGGACGCATCAACATCATGTGCACTTTGGCGACTTTGGTTTGCCTGGGTTTCGACATTTGCATGTTCCTCGCTGTGGGGCAGCAGGATGCTTGCCCCGGTACTGAGGAACGCCCGGAAACCTTCCGGGCTTAGGTCCACTGATGCGTGGCTTTGCGCGCTAGTCCAGTGGAAGTTGCGCTGTGGTGGATGATATCTGGCGCGAATGGACAGGCTCCAGGTGGTGCTCGGTCGGCCTGAACGAAGCCATGCTTTACATGGGATGAAAAGCGTACCACGCCCACGATTATTTCATATTATCATGAGGTTAGGTGAAAAATATTTCCGGAGCAGGCTTGTGGTTGTGACGGTGCAATGCTATATTCCGGTTGTCCTTCGATGAAAGGACAATCCTGCCCCCGTAGGCAGCACTCATTCGGCCAGGTTCTTCTCCCGGCCAGCAGAGAGCATTCGGAGGGGCGACGACTCGGATCATTCGGTCCGGGGGGTTGCCTAATATGCTCTCTCCGTATTCCCCGAAGCGATCCTTTTGAAAACCTGCCGCGCAGCGGCGCATTTGAAAGGAAGCAGCATGTCTGCGAACAGAAAGAAGACAGAGACTTCAGGGGCTGCGCCCGTGATCTGGATGGCCGACAAGGTCACCCATCGGGCGCTTTCCACGCTCAAGCCGTACAAACGCAACAACCGCAACCATAACGCTGCCAGTATCAAAAGGCTGGCGGCGTCGGTGGAGACCTTCGGATTTGTCGTTCCGATCCTGATTGAACCGTCAGGTGTCATCATCGCGGGACATGGACGTTACGAGGCGGCGAAGCTTCTCGGCCTTGCCATGGTTCCGACCGTGACCGCCGATCACCTGACCGAGGCGCAGGTCCGGGCTTTGCGCATTGCGGATAACAAGCTTGCGGAGCTCTCTGACTGGAATGAGGAGGCCTTGCAAATCGAGTTCGGTGAACTGATGGAGTTCAGCCTTGCAGGTGACCTCGATTTTGATCTGGACATCACCGGTTTCGAGATGCCGCAGATCGACATCATCATCGGGGGTGCCGGTGATCAGGCTTCTATTGTCGCAGAGACGGTCGAGGCGCCTGATCCTGGGAAAGCACCCGTAACGCGGCCAGGGGATCTTTGGCTCCTCGGGGAGCACCGTCTCTTTTGTGGGGATGCCCTCAGGGCTGAAAGTTATGAGGCTGTTCTGGCGGGGGATCTGTGCCGTATGGTCTTCACGGATCCACCCTACAATGTGCCCGTCAATGGACACGTGCGAAGCGGTCATGGAGGTGAACATCGCGAGTTCGTCATGGCGTCGGGTGAGATGTCGGACGGCGAATTCCGCAAGTTCCTAAAGAATAGCATCACGCGACTTGTTGCGCAACTGGTTGAAGGCGGCATCGCGATGATCTGCATGGACTGGCGCCACGTGGAAGAGCTGATTGCGGCTGGCAAGACCTGCGGCCTGGACCTGATCAATCTGTGCGTCTGGAACAAGACCAATGGCGGGATGGGTAGTCTCTATCGGTCCAAGCACGAGATGGTGTGCGTCTTCAAGAAACCAGGCGCGTCCCATGTGAACAACGTCGAGCTTGGCAAGCATGGGCGCAACCGGACCAATGTCTGGGACTACGCGGGCGTAAACAGTTTCGGGAAGGGCCGGGAGGCTGACCTGGTTGATCATCCCACTGTCAAACCCACGGCCATGGTTGCGGATGCGCTGATGGACGTGAGCCATCGTGGTGACGTTGTGCTCGACGCCTTCGGTGGCTCCGGGGCGACACTGCTCGCCGCCGAGAAGACCGGGCGTCGGGCACGCCTGATCGAACTTGATCCCGGCTATGTCGATGTCGCCATCCGGCGGTGGCAGGAGATGACCGGCAAAGAGGCTGTGCTGAGCGGGACCGAAGAGACATTTGACGTTCGCTCCGCGGCAAGTGCGTCAGGAACAGCGACCGAGGTCCGGGAGGTGAATCATGTCTGACCAAAATGATGAAGATGCCTATGAAGTGGGCTACGGCAGGCCTCCGAAATCAACGCGGTTCAGGAAAGGACAGTCCGGCAATCCGAAGGGGCGGCCCAAGGAGGCCAGGGGTGTCCTTGCGAGTCTGAAGCGCGAGCTCGATTCACCGATCACAATACGGGAGGGCAATCGCGAGGTCCGGGTTTCCAAGGCGGAAGCCATGGCCAAAAGGGTCATTGCCAGTGCTTTGAAAGGGGATCAGAGGGTGGTGCTCACGCTACTGAAGCTTGATGCGGAGCTCTATGGCACTACCCCGTCGGAACCGGGCCTCGCCGCAGATGCCAGTAAACCATCACCTGTCGATTATGACATTCTCCGGGATTTCTTTGCGGAGATGTCGGCTTCTGCAGGGGATACCAGTGAAGACGGGGAGATCAGCGATGCCGACGCCTGACCCCAGCATGATCCGGCAGGCATCGCGGGATGTTTGTCGAGACAACTTCTTTCATTTTGTATGGCGTGCCTTCGCTACGCTTCACCAAGGGCCAGACGCGCGGTTTGTTCCAGCCTGGCATGTACGTGCTATGTGCCATGAGCTTGATGAGGTCAGGCTTGGAAAAAACAAGCGGTTGGTCATCAACATCCCGCCGCGCTGCCTGAAATCCGTGACCGTGGCCGTGGCCTATGTTGCCTTTCTGCTGGGGCATAACCCGGCAGCAAAGATCATCGTGGCAAGTTACGGTCTGGACCTGGCCCGGAAACACTCCGAAGATTGTCGGCGTGTCATGTCGTCCGACTGGTACCGTGAGATGTTTCCGCAAACCCGGTTGGCGCATAAGGGAAACACGTCCGAAGAGATCCGAACAACCCAAGGTGGCGGCCGCAAGGCGGTGTCCATCGGTAGTTCGGTTACGGGGCACGGCGCCGACTACATTATCATCGACGATCTTCTCAAGGCTGGCGATGCCAACTCAGATGCGGAACTTCTCCGGGCGCAGGAGTTCATCGAAGCGACGCTATTGTCGCGTTTTGACAATCCTTCAGAAGGTCGCGTTGTCATGATTGCGCAACGCCTGCACGAACAGGATCCATCGGGGTATCTGCTCGACAAGGGCACCTACCGCCACCTGAACCTACCAGCCATTGCTGAGCAAAATGAGGTCGTCCAGATCGGACGTAACCGGAGCCATCATCGTAAGCCCGGAGATCTTCTGTTTCCCGAGCGGCTCTCCCGAGAGACCCTGGGCCGCATGCGGCGAGAAATGGGCTCACGCGTTTTTCACTGCCAGTATCAGCAGGACCCGATCGCGCCAGACGGCTCGCCGCTCAGATGGGAATGGTTCAAAACCTACGAGAAGGTGGAGGATCGGCGCTGGTACCAACTGGTCGTCCAGAGTTGGGACACGGGAACCTCTGCTGACCCTCGATCGGACTTCTCAGCCTGCACGACCTGGGGGTTTCGAGAAAACGTCTGGTATCTGCTGGATGTCTGGCGGGGCCGGCTCGACTACCCCGATCTCAAGTCGCAGGTGCTGAAACTGGTCAACCAGTGGGATCCAAATACGGTACTGATCGAGGATGCTGCAACGGGTCGCCCTCTGTTGCATGAGCTCTTCCAGACCGATAAGCGATTTCAACGTGTGACACCTGACAAAGACAAGGAGATCCGCTTTGGCGCGGCCTGTGCGCCAGTTGAAGACGGCAGGGTTTTCCTCCCGCAAGACGCTCCTTGGTTGCCGGCGTTCAAGCGAGAGCTTCAAAGTTTTCCAAGAGGGCGCAACGATGATCAGGTTGACAGCTTTAGCCAGTTCCTGAACTGGTCGAAGGGTATTGGCTTCTGGCGCGCTTTGCCGCGGGATCATCCGCTCAGCCTGGCCCGCCGGGAGCGCCAGAGGAAACAACTAAGGCCGAGGTCGTGATTTCTGTCGGCATGCATGGTGCAGCATACCCTCAGTTCAGGTCCAACCTTCTTTCCACGGGCAGGTTTGCATGGGACATCTGTACCCAGTTTCTGGTGAGGTTCTCCAGAACAGGCTTGCCCTCGGCTCGTTCCATGCCAAGACTTTGCTCGGACGAGTGGGGTGGATCGAGAATGGACGACAACTTGGATTTAGAGGCACTGGACGGATACTTGTCCTCAGACGACAGCCCTGAAGACTGCATGATGCTGTCGGATCTGGATGGCTTCATCCATGGCGTCATTTGCTCCCCGGTGCAGATCCCTTCTGAAGAATGGATTGCGGTGGCACTGGGGGGGGAGCCTGACGCTGTGCCCCATTGGGTCATCGACGACATAACGGATCTCTACATGGGCGTCGCTCAAGGCTTGATGAACGACCCGCCAAGCGTCGAACCCATATTCTGGCAGGCCAGAGAAGGCCATGTCATCGCGATGGATTG